AGATGAAGCGGAAACATTTAAGGATCTGTCGCAAACAACATACAACAGCATTGCCAGTGCAACTGCGGCCTCAATATCTCAGGTCCAAGCTGAGGGTGCTGTTCAGGTTGCATTAGCCACAGCTCAAGCAGAAAGAGCTTTAGCCTATGCACAAAGTGCGGCTCCGACACCTCTAGGAACCAAGCTGACAATACCTGCCAGTTCACGTGTTCCTGACGGTTACGAGCCGGTATGGTATAAAAATACGATTACAAGGGATCGTTATCCGGACTTTTTTACTCAATTAGTGGATACGGACAGCCTTACTTTGGTAACGGAAGCAACATACGACAGCCAGGTCTCAACTTATGGTATGTGCGCCAGTTATGTAAAAGTGGATAATAATACGCTTATTTTGCCATTGTTGGTAAACTTTGCACGTGGCGGCACACCAAGTCAGTTGGGAAGCGTTCAGAACGACCAAATGCAAGGCCACTGGCACGAAATGGTTTATCGTCAGGACTCAACATCTTCCGGTTACAGGTCGGATATCTTTGGATCTGATGGTTATACAAGCGGTAGCTATTCCAATACCGGTGGTACCGATGAATGGATGCAACGTTTAGGAAACCGAAAAAATGATGCTCTTTGTGCTATAACCCCGATTACTGATAATACAAACGGTACACCGAGGGTCGGTTCTGAAACAAGACCTAAAGGTTATTATGAATTGACATACATCAAATGTGCTGATGTTTCACGTACTTTGGCGGCTGAAGAAACAACTGCAATAAGGACACTTTTAACACAAAAGCTCAATGTTGATTTCAGCAATTTTACTCAGTTGACTGCAAATCTGCGTAGCATCATCGTTGCGAATTGTATGCCTGATTACAGGAGTGCTACAACTGTTTCTTTACCATACACTGCAACAAAAAATGGGGTATTCTTTTATAGAGGCGGAAACGCATCAAACAGCCTTGTAAAATTTTCAATTGATGGTTTTGAATGTTGGTTTAACGGCTATGGAACCTCTAACGGCGGTTCGTTCCTTGTCCCTAAGAATTCCACAGTTTCAATTACTGCAAACCCATTATCAAGTCCTGTCTTTAGTTTTGTTCCGTTTAAGGAGGTATAAAATGCCCGATAGCACTTTATCAGAAGCACTAAAGGAAGCCTATGCTTCGGCTCCGAGTGATGTGATTTTATTGCATACCTTAGAATTAAGGCACCCAACCTTTGTTGATGACCATGGGAACCCGACAGCTATTCGGGTCGTGCGTGATCACGTTAATCATACCTGTACACTTGAAAACTCGGCTCCGCTTAATCCGGGTGAAGCTGTTGAGTTTATCGCCATGGCGTTTGATTTGGAATTGCCACCGGTAAACAACGCGCCGACACCTGAGATTTCGGTCACGATAGACAACGTCTCGACCGAGATGATCCAATATCTTGACCGGGCCGTAGAAACACAGGACATGATCGAGCTGACGTACCGGCCATATCTGTCTGATGACCTGACAACTCCGCAAATGGACCCGCCGATAACCTTGGTGATTACTGACATTCATGTAGACTGTTACAAAATATCAGCCACAGCCCGTATGATGGATATCGGCAACCGGTCCTTTCCGGGCGAATATTATACTGTTAAAAAATATCCGGGATTAACACGATGACACATTTTGCTTGCAAATATATTGGTAAACCATGGGTGGCCGGCGCACAAGGCCCTGATCAATTTGATTGTTGGGGAATGGTGCGCTGGATCCTTAAATATGAGTACGGCGTAGATGTGCCGGCGGTCAATGTTAACCCGGACAACCTGAGAAGTGTTTTAATTGCCTTTCGCGAGGATCCTGCTTTTCGGGCCTTTAAGGAAGTTCAAACACCGCAAGACGGTGACGTTGTTCTGCTTCGTCAGTCAAAACATCCGGTTCACGCCGGCTTATGGCTTGATGCAGATGGCGGCGGAATTTTACATTGTTGCCGCGATGGCGGTGTTGTTTTTCAGGATTTGCCGTCAATGCGCCTGTGCGGATGGCAAATTGACAGCTATTATCGAGTAAAAGGAAAATAAATGATTTACTTTTCACACATTATGAACCCTTTTCAGCCGAATAAGGGGCGGATAGATCGTGTTCTTGATGAAGGGAAAACGGTCTGGCAACTGGTCAAAGAACAGAAAGTGGACCTAAAACGCCCGACAATTTGTATGATTAACGGCGTTGCAGTTCTCAGGAAGTTTTGGAAAGACCTTATTCAGCCGGATTCATTGGTTTGCTTCATCACACTTCCCGAGGGCGGTGGTGGCGGTAAATCCTCAAACCCGATCCAGGTTGTTTTGATGGTGGCCGTTGTGGTCGCTTCCGTTTATACCGGCGGTGCTGTCGGTGCGGCCTATGGTGCTGTTTGGGGTGGTATTGCGGCGGCCGGTGTATCTATGGCCGGAAGCTTTTTGGTTAACACATTCGTTCCGACACCTAAAGCATCGCTCAACGGCTCCGGTTCATCAAACTCCATAGCGGCACAAAGTCCGACTTATTCCTTGCAGGCTCAAGGTAACCAGGCCCGACTTGGTAATCCGATCCCGGTTATTTATGGCCGTCATTTGGTTTATCCGGATTTTGCCAGTCAGCCTTATTACGCTTATGCAAACGACGAGCAATATGTTTTTCAGCTCCATTGCATCGGCCAAGGCGAATACAATGTGGAACAGATCCGGATCGAGGATACGCCGATCAGCTCATTTGAAGAAATAACCTATCAGATCATTAATCCGGGTGAAACGAACAACTTGTTCCGCGATGATGTGGTTACATCTCCGGAAGTTGCCGGTCAGGAACTCCTAAAAAATAATACGATCGGTCCGTTTGTGCTAAACCCGACTGAAAGCGTTATTAATAAGATTGAAATTGATGTTGCTTGCCAGCGTGGTCTTTATTACGCAAACAGCAGTGGCGGCCTGGATACAAAATCAGTTCAATGGCGGGTTGATGCCAGAAAAATTGATGATGAAGACAATGCGCTGGGGGATTGGTTCACGCTTGGCACCGAAACAATTTCGGCCAATACCGTCAACGGAATTTACCGGACATTCGGTTATTCTGTGGCACAGGGGCGTTATGAAGTCCGAGCCACGCGTTTAGATGATAAGGATACATCTTCTCGTGCCGGTCATGAACTCAGATGGGCCTCGGCAAAAGGCTTTATCGTATCAACGCCGGATTACGGAAACGTAACCTTGCTTGCTATTAAGATGAAAGCCACTAATAACCTGTCGCAAAGGTCAAGCCGAATGGTGAACTGTATTGTGACAAGGAAACTGCAAACTTGGTCGCCTCAAAATGGCTGGAGCTCAAAGGTTGCTACCCGGTCTATTGCCTGGGCTATTGCTGACATCTTAAAGGCCGATTATGGTGCCGGTTTAACGGATAAGTCCATAGATTTACAGGGCTTGTATCGGTTAGATCAAACCTGGTCGACCCGCGGTGATACATTTAATGGGGTGTTTGACAGTAAGCTGACGGTTTATGATGCCTTATCAAAAGCCTGTAAAGTCGGCCGATCTGTGCCTTATATCCAAGGCGGTATTGTCCGGTTTGTCCGGGACGAGCCAAAATCCATACCGGTTGCTTTGTTTGGGCCAAGGAATATCGTTAAAAACAGCCTGTCTATTCAATATATCATGCCGTCTGAAGATACGGCTGACAGCGTTTGCGTTCAGTATTTTTCGGACCGAACTTGGAAGAACTCGGAAGTAACCGGAACATTTGACGGCTCAACATCAGATAAGACGGCAACTGTTGAACTTTTCGGTTGTACCGATAAAAACCAGGCTCTCCGAGAGGCGGTTTATATGGCGTTGGCCAACCGGTATCGCCGACGTATTGTGACATTTTCAACCGAACTGGAAGGTTTAATCCCGAGTTATGGGGATTTGATTTCGATCACACACGATATGCCGCACTGGGGAACCGGTGGCGAGGTTATTTCAAAAAACGGTTCAACATTAACGCTATCAGAACCGGTTGAATTTACCGAGGGTCAAAATCATTATGTGGCCCTCAGAACTAGGACCGGAGAATTGTCCGGGCCATATCTGGTAACAGCAGGTTCTCTTACAACAGAGGTTGTTTTGCAAGAAACTCCTGGGATTGATATTGATACCGGGACCGATGCAGAACGAACTCATTTTGCCTTTGGAACTCAAGACAAATGGGGGACATTAGCTCGTGTAACAGGAATTAAACCGCGCTCCGGCAAGGTTGAAATTACTGCCGTCATTGAGGATCAACGAGTTCACGCCAATTAAGAAAGGACACATCATGGATTGGATTCAATTTTTACAGATCATCTGCGTACCGGCCTTTGGCTGGTTTTTTTATAAGCTCGGCGAACAGCGCAAGGAATTAAAAACTCTCGAGCGCGACCTCAATGAGTTCAAAGTTGCGGTGGCCAAAGAGTACGCCACTCAGGTTAACATCAATCGCCTGGAGACAAAGATTGATGAATTACATCAGCTTTTATGGGAGATGCACAATGAACACACCACGCGGCATAAGAAATAATAACCCCGGTAACATCCGGTGGGGATCAGACTGGAAAGGATTAAAAAAGGACGGGAAACAACAGGATCCGTCCTTTTGTGTATTTGAAACACCGGAATATGGTATCCGGGCGTTGGCTAAATTACTTCGTAATTATCAGCGGCTTTATGGACTGAACACGCCTTACCGGATAATCAGCCGGTATGCACCACCGACCGAAAATGAGACGGTTTCGTATATTGACAACGTGTCCTGGCAATTGGGGATTACACCCGATACGCCGGTAGATCTGTCGGAAGATGGTGTTTTGATGGTCTTTATTAAGGCGATCATCAGACATGAAAACGGCCAGCAACCATACTCTAATGAAACTCTGTTAAAAGGAATTCAAATGGCATGAAAAAGCGGCTTTGGATCCCGGTCCTGGGCTGGATCCTGTGTTACGGGTTCCTGCACAACTGCCTGATCTCGCCCATATGGGGCCTGCCGGTAGTGGACTGGGAGTATTTATTAACGGCCATGGGCATTTTACTTGGTGTCAGTGGCGTACGAGATATTGGGTTAAAGGAAAGGAAAAAACAAGATGTGGTATCAGATCACAAACCTTTGGAATAAAGGTAAATACTGGATAATTGCCGGAGCGGTGGCGGTTTTGTATCTGCTGGGCTACCGGCGCGGTAAGGAAAAAGAACAAGTGAAAGTAATGAAAGGAACGGTGGAAAATGTCAAAACAGCTAAACAAAGTCGGGATAGCCTGGCTGATCCTAAGCGCGTTGAGCGGTTGCACAACAAATATAAACGGTGATTTTTGCCTTTTATACGAACCGGTCTATGCCGATTATGAGCACGACACCCCGGAAACTGTCCGCCAAATTGATAGGAACAATGTAGTCTATGATGATTTATGCGCAAATTAATAGATTTTGTTTGACTTTTCTTCGGAAAATGGCTCAAATCTTAAATGGAGGTGTCATGAACCTCTGTAATCTTAATATTAAGAAAGGAAAATTAAACATGAATAAAACTGAATTTGTTGAAGCAGTTGCTAAAGAAGCTAAAGCCTCTAAAGCCGCCGCAAATGAATTGGTAGAATCGTGTGCGAAATGGAGAATATTCTGAAAATGTTAAAATATCATTTCTACAAGGAGGAATATTTATTATGAAACAAGCGGTGATAATGTTAGATGGACTGACAAAAAGTTATGGAA